TACGGCTACAGGACACACGGTTCAGGGTTCAGGGTTCAGGGTTCCATGTAGTGTAGCGGACGGTAAGCGAAGCCCCTACCGTTTCCAGATCATCCGCACTTTCTATTATACCCTCCTCTATTAAATTCCGTAGAACAATATCGACCACATGATGTGCTTCTTCTTTTGAGAATCTGCACTCCAGTTCACGTTGTCGTCGGAAGAGTCTCAACCGTTTAATAGTCTCGATAGGATTATCCATTGGTTCAGGGTTTGTAGTTGCGGTGACCGAATTTTTTTGATCGGGGGTCATACACGACTCTTTTGTAATCACACCCTGACAGAGGGTGATGATCACGGATTAGAACTAACTCACCTCTTTTCACGGCGTGTTGTTCCTCAACGGTCAGGCGGGAGACCCATCGGTAGGGCTGCGATCCTCGCCCATGTATCTGGGCGGTCTTACTTATTATTTTTTTCATTAGTGGTTAGTGGTTAGTGATACAGGTTCGGGCATACTCGATGTCACTCTGCCGGATGGTTCCGGCTACGGTCGAGCGTAACATGGTTCGGTGTGCAGGGCTTAAACGCCCATGCTTTCGTATGTAGTTCAGCGCGTCAGGATGTGGCTCGACCCACATCGACACCCGCTTTTTGTCGTTGTGACACGACGGCAGGTATAGGAGACCAGCGCGAACAAGGGCGATGTCGCTCTCAAGTATCTCATCAGAGTCTGGATTTGCATCCAACTCAAGGATACGTTTTTCGTCAGCTTTCATGATTCAGGGTTGGTTTTCAGGGTTAGCTTCGCCTCACGGCGGTAACGTCGATTCATTTGTTGCTTGATACCTTTGCAGACACCCGCTTGCTTGGTGAAGCAGAGACATCTGCGCCAGTATCTGACTACAACATCATACTCGGCTCCGCTTTTCACGGCTCTTGTGTTTTTACTCATTGGTTTAGAGGTAAGTAGTTGCCATTGCCTCATCCAAATCGCGGATGGTGCAGTTAATGTTTTTACGGATGGCGAAGGAGGTTAAAGCCTCATAAGCCTCGGACTTACTGATACCCGCAAAGTGATACACACTAGCGGTTGTCACAAGCACGGCCATTATTGCCATTCGATCAATGTCTTCTTGTGTCATCGGTTTTTGTATTTGTTTGTTCTCTTTCCTCCGCTCAACTATAGACCTTGTCATTGAGTTAAAGAGCCGCCATGATGGCGCATGGTCGACGGGGTTAGGATCATTCATTTCGACGAAGGGGTATTTTTTATCGCTCATCGGTCGTTTTAGTGAATGTTATACTTGTGACCGCGCCATCAGCGTGGTCGATTTCGATTTCATCGAAGCCGAGGCTCTCACCTATTCGTAGGAATAGGGCGAGCTTCAATTTGGTAATTAGGGTTTTCATTGGTTTTTGTATTTGGTGGTGATGTTCTTGAGTTGCACGGGATTGTAGGCTTCCCATTCTAAACTGAATAGGTGATGGCGGGGGCTATCGAGGCGATACCACTCGGATTCCCCCTCGCGGTGTGAGAGCGTGTGTAGATGGCCGTGGATATTTAAGTCACCTGTAAACTCTTTTTGTGGTTTATGGGTGAACAAGACATCGAGGCCGTCATACTTAATACTAAATGAATCGACAACAGCATCGAAGCCGTTACGGAGATACCAGAACGTGCTTTGGTTGTCGTGGTTCCCACGCACCAGTATCTTGCTGGCGCACGGGAAGTCGAGGAGCCGCTCTAGTTTGGTCATCTTCGCAAAGATGACATCGCCTAGATGGATTAGGATATCGTCCGCACCGACACACCGATTAAGGTTAGCCTCGGTCAACTCGGTGTGGTGTGGGGGTCTCGCGCCTACCGACACGATACCCTTATGATGGAAGTGGGTGTCAGAGATCACCCATATTTTTGGTTTCATTTGTATTTGTATTCGTTCAGGTTTATCTTGAGGTGCTGCCTAGAGGATTATCTATGGTCGGCAATCCTTTAAGCTCCTCAGCCTCTAAAAAAGCGCGGCTTATCCAATGGTCGGCGAACTCGACGTGCGCCCTGACCTCTGCCTTGACAGTTGTCCCATCGGGGAACATCAGGCCGGACAGCATGATTTTCACGGGATCATCGGGGAGTATCCCTCCGTCGAGATCGTCATGGATTGTAGCGTCATACGCCACAACCTCTCCGACTTCTCCGAAGCGAGTAGCTCCGAGATTCACACAAGCTGACTCCAGCTCAACCATAGGGTCTTTGCCGTTTCTTGCGCGTCGCAAGGCGTTGCATAGTTCTTTCATGCTGCACCTCCTGTCGCCAAAAGGATCTCAAGGAAGTCACGGTCGTCTGACGTGATGGTGGTAGCTTCGATGGAGGCGTTGCCCCATCCAGTAATGGTGGTTGTTTTCATTTGTATTTGGTATTTGGTTTTGGTTGCGGGACTGGCATCTGTGCCTTTCCCAACTGTATATATAGTATACCACATTAGGGTGTTAATAGCAACATAAATCGTATATAACACTAAGTTTTTTACACTGCTCAATGGGGCCACCGACGCGGGATCTCAGTCAATTGATGCATGGTCTATGGTGATAGTCGATGCATGGTCTATGGTGATAGTAGGTCAGGCTGACCTACTTTCGGGTAGTAGGTTAAAGGAATGGTTGATCGATCAACGGTTTGCTTACCCTACTGTATAGGGTGAAGGGAGGACGAAATCAGAGCTTCCCACAATAAAGACAAAAACAATGAAAAAAACAGTAGTATTAACCACAATCGAAAACCTTGCTTCGAACTATGTTAGCGCGATCCGTCGCGCTAATACTGCGGCCGCAACCGCTGGCCAGCAAGGCGCATGGCTCATCGCCTGCCACATGGCAGATGGTCAGACCATTGACGAGGCCTTTGATAACGTCAAAAGCTTCTTACGTGAGAAGGGAGAAGGTCCAAACGCAATTGAGAAATCAAGACCGCTTGTGCCATTCGCTACTTCAATCAGAAACACTGATTGCGATGGAGACGAAAATGCCTTCCCTAAAGGTATTGAATGGCCAACCTTGTCGCTCGCAAAAGCGGTTTCCACGCTGACCAATAGAACTGCCAGTTCCATTGCCAGCTTTGAATCTGACATGGAGGAAGCGCGGGAAACCGCCAAGCGGGATTTGCAAATCTCATACCTTGACAAGGGGATTGAAGGCGACCCCACGCCAGATTCCATTGATAAGCGGGTTGTCTCGCTTGCGGCCGCTAAAAAGCGCACTGCACCGACTGAGGGAGCGACTGGTGACAAGGTGATGGAACTTCTCCGAAATCCTAAGGAGCTTGCTGGTAAGCTTTCCGCTTTGAATGAGGAGGAATTGAACGCTATCGAGGAAGTCATTGCCGAGATTCTCGACTCACGTCACGCGATTAGCTAATCAGGAAACGGGATAAAGGGGAGGGGAAACTCTCCCCTTTTAATCCCTTAACTTTTAACAAGCCATGAAATCAATAAAGCAGATCTTGATGAGTCGAGACGGTCTATCCGCTTCTGAAGCGGATAGTCTTATCTCCGAAGTGAAGGAGCAATTCAGAGAGTATATCCGCGCGGGTGAGTTTCATTTAGCCGAGGATATATTCCTAAATGAGCTAGGATTGGAACCTGATTACTTATTTGAATTCCTTTAATCACCAAGCCTCGCATGGATCATTCCATGCGAGGCTTTTTTGCGTCCACGTTGCACGCTAGCGGCTTCACGGCCGCGCCCATCCTAAAACCGCCTCGCCAAGATTGAAGCTCATCACACGTTAGCCATGAATCCCGCTTCCCGCTTCCCGCTTCCCGCTCCAATGATGCATGATGCATTGATGCACGGTCTTGACCAACACGCCACCGGTGGGGGTGCAGTTTTTCGGGGTACACGTCTATATATGTATGTGTGCTTGTGAAAAAATTTTCGGTCGGTATGATCTAGACCATGCCAAAAGACCGGAAACAGTATTTCAGGGACTATTATGCACGGAATCGGGATGCAAAGTTACGTTACCAAAACGAATATTACAGTAAAACGAAGCAATTCGCGAAAGAGAGTCTGGAACTTTTGAAGCTGCTCGAACCCGAAGTATACGAAAAAAGAGTGAAAAATTACCGAGACTACCAAGCAGCTTATCGGAAAAAGAAAAAGGGTCTTGCGTAGGATGAGGCCAAAAAAAACTTTTTCCTCAGACGTATGGTATTACATAATATATTATATAATACTAAGAGCCTTAGAGAAAAGTTTTTTTTACGGGTATGAGATGCCGGAAAAGCAGCACTTAAATATAGAAAAAAAACTTTTTTCCTAGACAAATGGTATTACATAATATATTATAAAATACCAAGAGCCTTAGAGAAAAGTTTTTTTTACCACATCCAGAAATGACCGAATACCACATACCTAAAAATTGGACACCTATAGCGGGAGCTTCACGCTACGCCCTGACCGACGACGATTACGTCTACAACCTGAAAACCGACAAGAAGCTAAAGCGGTATTGGCAGGACTTAAAACACCACTCTTTTGTCACCGACGACGAGGGAGTATACAGAAAGGTAAACCACAATAACCCGTCTGTAGTATGCCACGGCCTACCGGACGGGGAGTTTGTAGTGGTAGCCGATTATCCTGATTACAAGGTTACGCCATACGGAGCCGTATGGAAATACCAGAATACTGGCAAGAGGCATCGAGGAAACCCCTTTTTAGTGAATACCAAAGATATCGGGAAGAAAGAATATGCCCGACTAAAGACTAGAGACGGTCGCGCCCACTGGGTCCGAATGGAGAAGATTATGGAGGAGGCTTACCCCAATGATTGACATTATCCGTCAAAACAATATACTAGCCAAGTATGTCAAATTTAATTGACTTAGACGGCCTCGATTTAGGGAGCCTCGATGAAAAGGGTAAACCTGTCGAAACACGTCTCAAGGATGTAAAAGCCGCCGTCGGTATTTTTGCAACCTTGCTACGCGCAGACGAGAAGTCCGCCGTGAACCGCTCGCGGATCGACAGTATGTTCGACGGCGTAGCCCCCTACAACGAATCGCAGTTAGCGGCCAGTGGTCAGGGACTCAAGACCAACCTGAACTTCGGGGAAGCGCAGCGTCTGCTGGACATCTCTCTTTCGGCCTACGTTGACCTATACACCTCTTTGGAGCGTCTTGTGGAAGTAAAGGCCACTACAGGCGAGAGGAGCGAAACAGGGCCGAAGGAGGACATCGTAGCGCAAGAGCTTACGGATCTTTTCCGACGCTGGCCGGAGTTCCACAGCAGCTACCTCCGCCTCTGCACACAGTTCATCAAGCACGGAGTCGGAGTCGCCTACTTCGACTCGCCCGAAGACTGGAAGTTCCGCGTCGGCGGCTTCGCTGACATTCTTATTCCACGCCAGTCGCAGGCATCGGAGAACTCAATCGATATCGCGGTCGGACGCCGCCAGTATCAGCTACACGAACTATACCACTTTATTAAGAACGAGAAGGCCGCTAAGGCGGTCGGCTGGAACGTAAAAGAGGTCAAGCGGGTCATGATGGAGAACGTCAAGACCTCTGGCCGTGCTTACACGTCCGGCAACACATACTCCGACTACGAAGCGTTGCAGGCAGAGATTAAGAACAACGATCTCTACACAGGCATCCAGAACCCCACTGTTGACGTGTTGCACTACTGGGTGCGCGAAATCGACGGTAGCGTGAGTCATTACATATCTGCTGAGTCCAGTCCTAAAGATTTCCTCTACAAGAAAGTCAGTCGCTACGATTCGCCTGAACAGGCGTATATCTTCTTCACTTATGGAGTAGGTAGTAACGGCACTTACCACTCGATCAGAGGACTCGGCCAGCGGATCTTCTCCCACATCCAGACCAGTAACAGGCTCCGTTGTCAGCAGATCGACGGCGCGATGTTGGCTTCGTCGGTGATGATCCAGCCGGAGAACCAACGCTCGCTAGATGAACTTAGCTTCACGTTCTACGGAGCGTATGCCGTGATGTCACCGAACGTGAAGATCGTCGAGAAGGCTATTCCGAACTTAGGAACAGCGGTTCAGCCAGCATTGCAGGATCTCACTCAGCAGTTGAACCTCAACACTGATACGATGTCTCCGTATGGCCCGAACCAGACTTCGCCATACAAGAACAAGATGCAGGTGGTAGCGGACATGGATGTCGCTACAAGGATTAGTGGTTCAACGCTAAACCTATTCTACTCAAGTTGGACTCGCCTGATGCGCGAGATGGTCCGTCGTATTGTTCAGGTCAAGCGGCCTGATGCGGCGATTAAAGATTTCTTCGACCGCTGTGAGAAGCGGGGCGTAGAGAAAGAATTCATTCAAAAATTAGATGTCGCACAAACCAAAGCAGTTCGTTCCATTGGCAATGGATCGCACGCAAACAGACTCGTCTCGCTTCGCGAGCTTCAAGGAATCAGTGGCCAATTCGACGACGTTGGTCGCCGTAACCTTACTCGCGACATCGTTAGCACTCGTGTCGGCCACGACCTCGCGGATCGCTACGTTCCGGCGCAAGAGTCGGAGAGACAGACGGTAGATACCAAGATCGCGTATCTTGAGAACCAGCAGTTGCAGCAGGGCCAGCAGGTTCCTGTTGTCTCTAGCGAGTTACACGGCCAGCACTTGCAGTTGCACGTCCCGCTGTTGCAGCAGTTCATTCAGGCCATCAACGAGGGCCAAGCAGATCCGCAGCAGGTTCTTCCGGCGTTGCAGGCACTCTACCAGCACATTTCTGAGACCGCCCAATACGCATCCGGTGATCCGGCATTGGGAGCCGTAGTCGGAAACGCCAAGCAGATTCTCCAGTATGCTGAAGAGGCGATCAACAACACCATGAAGGCGTTGGAAAAGATCCAGAGAGAACAGGCAGAAAATATTCAAGAAGAGGCTGGACAGCCTCAGATGTCTGAGGTAGACATGAAGCTACAGAAGGCGCAAGTCGATATGCAGATTACGCAGCAGAAGGCTGAACTTGAGATGGCTATCAAGCAACAAAAGTTCGACCAAGAGCAAGCGATTCGCGACGCGCAAGCCGCCTTGAAGTTTCGTGAACAAGAATAATGCCAGCTAAAAAGAAAGCCGTAGTCCCAATCAAACTGGAACACTGGTTCAACGATTTAAAGTCAGTTACAAGGCTCAAGGAGATCATCGAAGACCCTACCTTGCGACAGGCTATTGCTATTTTGAAAGAGGCTTCTGGCCCAACGGTTACGTCGTTGGATGCAGATCCGCAAGCGAACAGCCATAAACTGGCTTGGTATGCGGGATACAGGGACGCCTTTAATGATCTGGAGAAGCTGACTCATCGGCCCTCCAACACTAAAACCAACCAACCAGACGAATGGACGCACCTGTAGAAGCAGCCGTAGAGGCTCCCGAAGCCGTAGAAGCACCAACTAACATCGACGCCTTACCGGACGCCACTGAACCAGCTTCCTTTGAAGCTTCACTGGAAGCCGCTTTCGCGAACATGGATCAAGCAACCGCTGACCCCGAACCCCCTACCCCTGATCCTGAACCGGAATCAGTGGAACCGGAATCAGTGGAACCGGAACCAGTTGCAGAGGTTCAGGATACAGATCCGATTGAGAGCCTGACTGATGACATCGGCGATGACTGGACGCCTAAAGCGGCTAACCGTTTCAAGGAACTCAAGACTGAGTTGAAGACGAACCGCTCTGAGTTGGATATGTTGAGGCAGCAGTCCACAGAATACCAGTCAAAGATTCAGGAACTGACGGGACTTGTTGAGAATAAAGATGTTGAGCAGCTACAAGAGCGGCTCGCGCAGTATGAGCAGCAGCAGGCTCTGACTAATCTGGAGCAGACACCTGCTTACCATCAGGCGGTGTCGCAGCCACTGGAAGCACTTGTAGAACAGGCTGACCAGATCGCCGACAAGTATGAGGTCGATTCTGACGCCTTGATTGACGTGCTGGCGTTGGACGACCCACAAGAACAAGAAGAGCAGTTATCGGAGCTTATGCCGAACGCCAGTGATCGGGACAAAGCTAGGATCTACCGGATCATGGAGGACATCGACCCTATTTTGCAGCGAAGAGAACATCTTTACTCTAACGCCGACGCCGCATTGGCAGAAGCAAAGCAATTGGAGGAGCAGCAGCAGGCCGCGAGCGCAGCGGAAAATGCCCAGCTTAGGCAGAACATCACAAGGAATGTCGTCGAGAGGGTCCAGCAGAAGCTGCCGTTTCTCAACGGAATCGACGGCCTAGATATGTCGGCCATCCAGCAGAAGGCGTCTGAGACCGATCCCTCTGTCCTGCACCCTGTTGACCACGCCTACAATGCGGTATCCGCCCAAGTTTTCCCGACTGTCGTCCGGCAGTATCTGGAGATGCGTAAGGAAGTCGAGTCACTGACCGACCGCCTCGCTGAATATGAGGAAGCGGAGCCAGCTATGTCTGGCCAGACGAAAGTTCCGCTGACCAGAGCCGGAGTATCTGATACAGCGAGCTTTGAGGAGCGGGTCAACGCCGCTTTAGGTGCTGTGTAATAAATTTACCTACGTCCGTATATAGTAAGGGGTCAGCATTAAGCTGGCCCCTTTTTAGTTATGGATTATTACGAAACAGCTTTACTCGCCATAATTTGGCTGTTGATTTTGTCGGCCCTCGCGTCTGAGTGACCCCGTTGACAGATTGGCATACAGTGTTAAGATTCGCTTATCAGTTAGGTTGCTCTAGCCTTTGAATAGTTCTAAAAACGACTGATAAAGCACATAGAAACTCCGGTTGCTCTAGCCATTGTATAGTTCTAAGAGGTTCGTCCTAAACTCTTTTAGTTTCCGACCCCGTTGGCCGGAAGCGCAAACCCTTATTTATTTATTACAATGTCTTTTGATCTAGGAACCGGCATCACTGCCGTAAACACTATTCTCGCTGAAGAAGCTAACCGCATCGGCAGCGACATCTACTCACGCACCCTCCACACCTCGCCTTGGTTGGATCTCACTAAGCAGACCTCCTTCGCAGACGGAATGGGCTACCAGCAGACCACGCTCGTTTATGACCGCGCAGTCGCTACCACTACTACTGGCGGTGGAACCGTTGGTGCAAACTGGGAAGACCTTGGAACCCTCTCTAGTGGAGGAAACTCGTTCAGCCCACCCGCAGCGTCTCTGGTAGGTGCGAACGCACAGCCTCTCGACGACGCCGCTGACGATGTTCAGGGCGGTCGCGGAACTGGTTCTGCTGACAAACGCGCTTTCGTTCAGTTCGGTAAAAAGCTCAAGAAGTATGAGCTGCAACGTGCCGTTATCGAGTCTCCACGCATTTCGCTTGAAGACCTTCGTTTCGCTGCACACCGTCAGGAGCAGCTTCGCGCCATCATGGACATCATGACGCAAGTTACCCGCAACACTTGGGAAAACCGCTACCGCGAAGAGTTTGAGAAAGTCTCCGCTAACCTTACCAGTTGCCTTGCTGCTGGTTCTGTTACCCGCGACACCGTCGATGCCGACAGTGACAACACGTCTGATGACCCCTTTGAAAATAATCTTCTCACTGGCCTCGACCTCGCTAAGTCAGGTTCCGGCAATACCGACATCACTCCTGATGCAAACGTATCAAACGCTGTCCTCGACAGTATTTACTACAAGCTCATCCGCGCCGGAGCTGGAAACAACGCCTACGGTCGTGAAAACGGTCGCCCAGTGTTTGGACTCGTCCTTTCTTCTGAGGCTTCTTACCAGCTTCAGACTGAGGCCGGATTCCGCGATGACGTTCGTTACAACAACGCTAAGGTCAGTGACCTGATTGCTCCATTGGGAATCGAAAAGTCCTTTAGAGGATTCTACCACCTGATTGACGATCTTGCTCCTCGCTTCAGCATCAGCACTGGAGCGGTAACTAAAGTTGAGCCTTACAGCGTGTCAGGTGGAGTCGCTACTCCTAACGCCGCTTACGAGACCGCTTCTTTTGAAGCTGCTTTCGTGGTTCACCCTGAAGTTTGCGAAGCTCAGATCCCGAACCCCATGTCGGGTGCTTCTGGAGTAACCTTCGATCCTATCAACTACCGTGGTAAGTTCGACTGGAAGAACATCGCTAACGAGGTCACCAACCCTGACGGTTCCATCGGATTCTTCCGTGGTGTTCTCGCCAGCGCAACCAAGCCCATCAAGACTGAGTTTGGTTATGTGATCCTCTTCAAGCGTGACTCCAGCACTCCTGCTGCTTAATTAATCTAGTTGGGTAGGGGGTGCAATACGCGCCCCCTACTTAGCGTAACACTTATAGAATTATGCCAACACTAGATGACGCACCAACTTTGGAAAGCCTCGTAGAAGGCGGTATCGCTGACGACGATCTTATTCAGATCTATGATACTTCGGCTCAGAAGGTTAAGACCCTCCGTTTCGACGACTTGATCGACTATATCGTCCTCAAGACTGACGCTTCGGAAGCTTAACCCCGAATCACGATTCACTTAACATGAACCCCGTTGCCTGTCTCTAAAACGGGCAGCGGGGTTCTTTTTTACGGAAACAATTATTATGGCCACAGAACAGTTATTTAAAGACATTGCCCTAGCCTTTGAACGGGCGAATCTACCTATCCCCCTCGGAATGAGTCGAGACCCCGAAAGATTTTTGGCAAAATTTCTCGACCTAAGCCCAGAAGAACTTGATATGGCACAGAGGGTCGAAGAAAGGATTCAAGAGGAGGCCAGAGCGCAGGCTATGAAGGAGGCTCTTGACGAGAACAGAGGCAACGAGGAGTCCCCCAAACAAGATAGAGACGACGAACAGAGACTGATGGAAGAACTGGTTCGGCGTCAAAATGACCCTGAAGGTTACGAAAAGTCAATAGAACCGGAAAGCTACCCCGAATTCGTAGCGGAGGAAATGGCTAAAGTTGCAAAAGCAGAGCCTAAAGCAAAGTCTAAAGCAAAGCCTAAAGCAAAGCCTGAAGCAAAGCCTAAAGCAGAGCCTAAAGCAAAGCCTGAAGCAAAGCCTGAAGCAAAGCCTAAAGCAGAGCCTGAACCTACGGATAGGCCGACAGGAGTACCTGATTACTTTTTGGCTACAGGAGATATGCGACGTACAGGTGTAGGTGTGCCGGACTCTCCTTTAGGTGTAGATGTGTCGAATGCTCCTAAAGCCGAAGTAATATCTGAAGATCCAGAAGATTACACTGGCAAAGCGATTGAGATATTCGAGGATCTTCACGGAAGCGAGTTCAATCCAAAGTCCAGCGATGACGTAGGAAAGCTTGAGAAGATGAAGTCCATGATCGCATACGAAGGTGGTATTGGAGATTCACAGGCAGATATCAATAAGTTCGCTCTACAGTTTTATCGTAATTCCTAATGAACACCGTATACCAGTCCGAGGAGCCTTCTGAGCATCATCACGATGTTCAGAAGGATCTGGAGATGATCCAGCAGCAGTTGTCCAACATTATGGCCAACGCCGAACAGCTCATGGAGCAGTGCGGCTGCGGCTCGCCGAGGATGACTGAGGCTTGGGTTCAGTCAAAAATGACCCTCGCCAACGACTATCTGGAGTCTGTACACGCTTACGTGGTCAATGGTGGCCCGATGAAATCGGACGCTGGACAAGGCAAGCCGGATAAGGTAGACTTCGTCATCGCCGTGGAAAAGGCAATGACTGATGGCAGCAGCAAAGCATAATCTAATTGTAAGCAGGGGCGAGGATTTCTCGTTCACCTTGACTATATCGGAGTCTGGGAGTCCCGTTAATTTTTATTCAAGCGGCGAAGCCTCTACCTTCAAGGCCGAGATCAGACGCGCTAGTGGGAAACCACTTGTCGCGTCTTTTAGCTGTGAGGTCACCAGTGCCGTGAATGGTATTGTGACAGTCACCCTACCTAGATCAGAGTCGCTCAAGCTGGACGCTAACACCACCTACAAGTGGGATATTTTCCGTATAAAAACCGCCCCCAACCCCGACGTTACGACTTGCTTGGTCAGAGGTGATTTAAGAATAGAGGGTAACGTCACCGATATTTCTAACTTCGTTACCTAATAATGGACACAACAGTTACAGAAACGATTCGCCACAGCCTTACCGTATCGGACTCCGATTTTCAGCTTACTCTTATCTCAGGCCCGACCGGAGCGGCCTCAACTGTCGCTGGACCAACAGGCCCAGCAGGAGCGGCAGGAGCGGCAGGAGCGAACGGTGCGGCTGGACCTAACTCGATCACTAGCGCGACGACAAGTGATGGGAACGCGACCATTACGGTTAGCACTTTAGGTATCGGCACTAGCCTGACAATGAATGGTGACCAGTCTTTTGTGGACGGTAAAAAAGCTATTTTTGGGGCGGGTAGCGACCTTCAAATATACCACGACAACACTCAATCGCGGATTCAGGCTGAACACAATGACCTGTGGATAGTCTCTGAGGAAGCTGACAAGGACATTGTGTTTTATGCCGACAGCGGCACTGGCGGAACCCCAGTAGAATACATAAGGATAGACGGGGGCGATGAAGTTACGAAGTTTTCAAAAAGTATCCAGTTATCCGATAACGTAAAAATCCAAGTAGGAGCGTCTCAGGATCTTGAGATTTATCATGAGTCGGGCAACAGTTACATTGACGATAAAGGGGCAGGAAACCTCAATATCCGAGGGGCTAACCTCAACTTACAGAAGTATACTGGGGAGACTTTCGTTACGTGTGTGGCAGACGGGGCAGTGTCCCTGTACCACGACAATGCTTCTAAGCTCTCAACCTCTGCTACTGGTATCGCAGTCACCGGAGGTGTTTCAGCGACTGGTAATATTTCCACTACAAATGGGAACATTTCCATAACATCTGGAAATATTGTCGTAACATCAGGCGGCATATCCACGCAATCCGGCAATATCTCTACGGCAAGTGGTAATATTTCTACGGGAGTCGGCAATATCACAGTGGCATCAGGGAATATTACCACGACATTAGGCAATGTTGCCGTTGGAACTGGTAATGTCTCTGTGACAAATGGAGATGTCACCGCGCCTGACATCCTCGCCAGTGCCGATTTAGGATACTCATCAGGCGGTGCGGTGACTCAAGGAACCAGTATTACTACAGCAGTTACCTTGAATACTCCTTCAGGAGTAATCACTTGTTTACCTTCAGGCACTTATGGTACTAGCTCGATTAATAACTTCACTTTAACAAATAGCACCATAGGGATTAACGATGTTGTGGTTGTTTCTTTACAAGATGGTAACGCCAATTTATCTGCTGCGGTAACTACGACAGCAGCAGGCAGTTGTAATATAGCAATAATAAACCACTCTACTAGTGCTGCTGCGTCAAGTGTCTCCCTCAAAGTAAACTTCGCCGTCATCAAAGTCGCAACCTCCTAAACGGATATGGCCCTTAACCCATCACCGCAGAGACAGTCAGTTATTACGTTCCCCACACCGAACGTCAACGACATCCTATTTTTTGAGTCTGTAGACGCAGAGCGGGTCGGAACAGACATACCGGAATACGGTAGCAAGCACCCAGACTCTAAGAAGTGGCCGAACCACAGACTGGTACACGTCGAGGCCGCTGACCCTAAACAACAGACTCGGTATTACCGTTACTATTACGCGGCTGATCAGCTAGATCAGGACAACGATAACTGGGCGTATACGGAAGCTGACATTGGAGGAACTAAGTTCGACGCCGTGGCTAGGGACTACGTTATACGCCGTAGCGAGTTTAACCCAGAACTTCCAGCGATGGGGGCTACCATACCTAATGTTCCGGTCGATAAGTTCCCCTCAACCGCTAGGGTCGATGAACTCAATCGTAATTACAACGATACGTATGTTCTGGCACAGCGTAAGCAGATTCCGATAAATGACAAGGTACTTAACGGCCTGTATGTCATTGAGCAGCGGGTCTACGTGAAGAAAGTCCCCATTTACCGACTCGACTTCGACGAGTTCTTTTCACAGACGAACTACACTAAGCAGACCTTGATGTATGCGACTGAGCAAGTATCAGTAAACTCGGTATCATATCCTATATCGGCTCTAGCAAAAGACCCAAACAGCCCTTACTGGAAACTAACGACTGGCGGTATCCTACGGACGGTGCAGCAACTCTCGGACAACTGGTATGCAGTGACAAAGCAACAAGTTGTGAATATGACTGCCACAAACTCAGAAGGAAATGTAGTCGGAGGTCTTTACGGCTACAATACAACCGTAAACTTTTCTTTCCCGCCTGTCCTAGATGATATTTATTTTGACCCTTGGGAAAAAAGATCTGGAGCTATTACCTTCTCACCAAGGGTCAAATACTCGAAAGGCGCGTATAGGGGACCGTGTAAGGCTACTGTTTCTGGGTCTTGGTCTCTCAACCCGCCTACTCTAACTACTCTCACTAAAACCATGCAGCCCGAATCAATCGCTGTGTCTACCCCTTACTTTAATTTGAGAGTCAGGGAGACGTTGCACGGACCCGTAGCCGTGCGTGTGGATAATGGAACAGAAGACGAGACGTATGTCCGCACCGCCGGAACTTATAATTTCGACGCGACTAACCACACCGACTGGCCTGCTTTCCTGATCGTATCTTCTACTTCTAAAAAGTTTAGGGGCGGTTACTTGAAAGAAGACACAATCGTTCACGCGCCTCCTTCCGCCTAAATGAAAAAACCATTCGTCAGGAACGATATCGAATTACCTGTGCCACTAACCAGTGCGCCAGAAGATAACCGAAACTACGACGTTGCGTTCGATACAGGTGGCGAGTCTTCTATGGTGGAGACTTCTAGGGAACCCCCAGACTACAAACCGTATCCCTTTGCCCTGAGACCTGCTCCCGAAGGTAAAATACACATCTACTTCGGCGTTTTGGTTCATCAGATTAACCGGATGGTATTTGAGAACGGTTTGTTCGTGTCCCAAACGGGCGTGGGTAACCCGCAAGTAATTGTCCCCAGTAACCTAAGCAGTGCTGAGAACCGTTATAAATTCTATGACCTAGACTGGCGCGGCGATGTTTACCTTTACTGGGAAACCGATTCAGGGGGTAATGTTACTTCATGTGAATTAAAGGGTCCAGATGAGCCGGAGCAACAAAGCTTGCCTAATGAAGACGGCGGTAAGTTCTGGGTTAAAATCGGGAACGTCGCGGAAGGGGACGCGGGTTACGACATCAAGTCATTAGACCAGAACATATCTACCGACGTTTATTGGCTAACCGCTTTTGCAGATCCAGAGGATGGGAGCGATGGCTCCGACTCTAGCACTAGCTCTAGCTCTAGCTCTAGCTCTAGCTCTAGCTCTACCTCTGATTCCGGTTCCGATAAATCAACGGCCATTGTGCCGATGGACTGGCATGACAAAGGATACGGTGCGCTGTTCACGATGGAGTCCAACGAGGTTCTCTTTGAGTTCGTGATGCGCGACGTTAAAGTAGTCGGCCCCAAAACCGTAACCCGAATCGATGATCGATTTTTGGCGGTATGCGAGCCGGACTCGATGACCATTACAGGCGTAGCTGGCGACAGGGCCGGATCAGTCGGCGCGGTAGTTGAAAAGAACAACGTGATCCTTTCAGCTTGGCCATTGTCTTTCTTGAGGCCCAAAAAAGTTACTTTGAAGTTGACCGGAGTTCGTAAAGGATTTAAGCATCTTGATATGCCTGAGCGTAGCAGAGAGCAATTCATCGCTAACGAGAAGTTTATCAACTCAGCCTATCCTAGAAAGTAATGTCGTTACCTTGTGAAGCACAAGCTACCTCTTACGATGCAGGCGGAAATCCAGTAGGGGTAGCTATTGACTTCGACTGGGATCAGAACAGAGGACTTTACACAGATGCCCCTACCGACGAAGATGAGGATACTATCCAATGGAACGGAGTTGGTTGGATCTACACTACGTCCCTCGGAGACGTATACGTAGGAGGGACGGACGCAGATGATCCGTCAGGTGATTACGTAGACACTTCTTCCGGTTCTTCGTCTAGCGCACTTACCATCACCGTAACCACTAGCGGTTCGACTTGCAATTACAGCAGCGACAGCGACAGCGACAGCGACAGCGACAGCGACAGTGACAGCGGTTCCGCTAAGAGTAGCTCATCAGTATCAGAAGGAGAAGGCTCACCGTGAAAAACCTAACAGACTGGTTTGACCGCGTTTACGTGATCAACTGCGCCCATAGACTGGATCGTCTTGAGGAGACCAAGAGGCATTTGGAAGAAACCGGAATGGCTAATAATGACTGGGTCCACTATTATCCGGCTATTATCGGCGACTGGACAACCTGTCCGGCGGACTGGGGTTCCGGCAGAGGGGCGTGGGGTTGCCTGCGTTCGCATCAGAGAATCTTAGAGGACGTAATCCACGACAGGGACGGGAACGGGAACCCGAACCTTATGAACGTATTGGTGCTGGAAGACGACGTAATCTTCAAGGACGACGCGCTAGAGAAGCTTAATGAGTTCATGGAGAACGTGCCGGATGACTGGGGCCAGATTTACTTAGGTGGACAGCACCGAAGGAAAAAAGGCGATACGGACTCCCCTAACGTGGTAATTGGTAACTCGGTTAATAGGACGCACGCTTACGCTGTGAACCAGCCTACTTTCACGCAGTTCTACCGCCACATCTCCTACGCGACGGACTATCGAGACACGAACAAGCATATTGACCACCAGCTTGAGCTAGCGCACCGCCGCAAGGACTGGCCCGTTTACTGCCCGAAAGACTGGATCGTGGGCCAGCGAGCAGGTTCGTCGAATATTAACGGTAAAATAAACGAGACCAAGTTTTGGTAGTGTGGATAAAGAGTGGACAAACGGTAATCGGTTTTGTAAAGATATTTAGACAATGAGACTTATTGTTACATTTGCTATCGGAGGGATGCCTTGGGTAGGGGCGTCCGTAGCTTCCATGCGTGCTTATGCAAGTAAAGTAGGCGCAGACTTTCACGAAGTAAAGTGGTTCCCTGATGAGTCGGGTAAGCCGTATAACAACAACCCCGTATGGGCTTTTGTTGACTTCTTGAAGAGGTTTCGAGAGCAAGATTATTACAAGGAATTGTTGGTGTTAGACTGCGATGTTCTGATTTTACCAAGTTGCCCCGATCTTTTTGAAATGGATGGAGACCTGATATGTTCATCAGATCAAGCATGGCCGACGAAAGACGGTAGGTATAAGAAATGGGTCGCTAAATACTTCCCCGAAAGCACAGAGAACGCTTGCGGCGATGGAGATCCTTACTTCAACGCTGGTATATTACTGTTCCGTCTAGAGGCTCTCCGCACCCTCAACCTCGAACCACCATACCCCGATGAAATGGGCTACGATCAAGATTTCTTAAATATGAGGACATCGGAAGCGGGAATTAGCATTACTTGGGTCGGTGAGGAATACAATCAACGTAACGTGGACGACCGTCAATGGACTCTCGCCAACAATCATATCTTGCACTTTGTAGGCGGAGGCAAGGCAAGATTGATGGATTACGCTAATTTCTTAGGAATAGGGTAGGTAGCTAGAAATAAATTAAATATTTATGAAAATACAAGCAATATTATTTATGTGTAATGATTTTGCAAGGGCGAAATTTACACTAGAAAACTTTATAAAATGGAACCCACAAATCCCAATCTTGGTGATTAATTCTGGTGGGGACTCTCCAAAGCCTCACTTAAAACATATACCCAACACATCTTTTTTAAATGCTCCAAACCTCTGGCATAAAAAAACTGGCTGTGGTGGCTCTTTTGGTCCTCGGTATTATGATTACTTGTTTGAATATGGTTTAAACGACAATTACACACATACATTACTTTTAGAGACAGATGTTTTAACAAACAGGGAGATAACTATCGAGCCTAAATATGCTATTAGCGGCCCTAATAACCATTGCGGTCATAATGAGCATATTTTATATGACTACTTAAACATAAACGACAACAGAATACATACTGGCTGTGGAGGCACGATGTTTAGTTTAGACTATTTTAAAACGATAAGCGAGCGAGACTATAACTTTTTTAAAGATATTTTTGAAAAGTTTCCTGCAAATTATTTCGCGGATTTAATATCTACATTAGCGGCTAGAAAAAATAATCTTTCTTTTGGGCATTGGGAAGAAGTCTCGAATATTTCGCATCATATAGTAAATAATCGATTAGTAAACGTCAATATGGACGCCACTTTAGTCCACAATTATAAAGTATGAAAAAAGCAAAAATAGTTGGATGTGGATTATCCGGTATTACTGCTGCAATCCTTTTAAAAGAAAAAGGTTACGATGTAAAAATTTTTGAAAAACGAAATCACATAGGTGGAAATTGTTTTGATAGCAATTTGTGTGGGACGATGGTCCACAATTATGGGCCTCACATTTTTCACACTGATGACGAAGAGGTCTTTGAATTCTTGAGCCGCTACACAGAATGGATTCCATTTAAACACCAACCAAAAGGTGAAACAGAACTTGGTTTAATTTCACTACCCTATAGCAAAAAAACAATAAAAGAAATAGGGAAAGAGTTGTCTACAGAAGAAATTGAAAAATACTTATTTAAAGACTACTCAGAAAAACAGTGGGGCATCCCCTTTGATAAAATACCAAAAATAATAACTAACAGGATACCAGACACTGCAAGTATGGAAGATCCTACTTGGTTCAAAAATCAAAAATACCAATGCCTCCCAAAGAACGGTTACACTGAAATGATGAAAAAAATGCTAGAAGGTATTAACACCCAACTATCTTGTGAGGACGAAGATTGGCAAAATTACGAATCCGATTTGACGGTTTATACTGGTAAAATAGATCGCTTTTATGATTACAAATTCGGAAAGCTGCCTTATAGATCTTTGACTTTTAAACATACTGTAACTGGAGAAAAAATGCCCCATCTCGTTGAAAACTCAAACACTAAAAAAAATTCCTACACCAGAAAGTATGACCATAGCCATTTTGACCCAAACCATAACCAAAATACAACTGTTGTGACAGAAGAGTATCCAACGGAATACGACGGTAAAAATATTCCTTTTTATCCAATACATTTTGGTGAATCTAGTAAATTAGCGTCAAAATATATTGAATTATCTAAATCTGAGAATAATATAATTTTTGTCGGCAGACTTGCTACATACAAATACCTAGACATGTGGATGGCTATAAAACAAGTAATGTTGAAGTTAAATAACATATAAATATGAAGAAAGTAATTATCACAGGAGTTACAGGTCAAGATGGCTGATTACCTCTTGAAGAATACAGAGCGTAATATTATTGCTGGAGCCTGTCTACGCCGTGGCTTAGGGTTACCCCTATTTCTCAGTGATTGACTTGATGGCCTAACCCGACTATATTCGGCCTATGCCAGCGTTGACTGTCAAGGCCGTAACCAAAGCCTTATCCGACTATGTCCGCCCCGATGAGGATATCGTGGCGAAATTGAACATGGTCATGCCCCGCCTATACGCGATGGGGATGTGGCGGGATCTTCTGTATGACTGGTCTATCGAGACCACGAACGACTATTTTGCGTTACCGGAACACGCTGACAGCCTTTTAGGGGCTATGTTGCAGAACTCTCCGGTAGAAGCGCAGTCTCAGTGGCACGATTACCGGATCTCTGGCTACGCCAGCGGCGGCCCCGCGCCCATTTTCGGCGTGATCGACGACGGGTTTCACCCCACTAAAGAAGAAATATCTTATCCCAGCTCTGCTTATACCATCTCCATAAAAGCGATCCCGATACCGTCTAGTACTGCGTTACCCATTGAAGGAGAGGTTTCTATTGACATGGTTATAGGGCTGAATCGTTTAACTAGTACTGTCTCTTTCGATGCTACGGATGTCCTGAGTCTGCAACTGAGCCGAGAGTTTACTAGCAAAACTGAGCCTATTGAAATTAAGAATATCTCATATTACGGTATTCCAGAGAAAATACACATCGTCGCTGAAGTAACCTCCGGTGGTGTCGCCACATCAACCACCCTAGCAGAGATCAAAGGCGACGGAGTAGCTCGCTACCGCCGATTTAGGTTCTCCAACAGCAGCGGAACGACTCAGAACGTCAAACTACTACTCAAACGAGCATGGGAGCCTGTCCTGACGCAGGACGACATCATGTATTTAGGCAACCTCAATGTCATCAAGCACGGCCTTTTGGGTATGTTGGCAGAGGACAACGCCGATTTGGAACGCGCCCAGTATCACTGGACGATCTGCCGACAGCTTCTCGATGAGGAACTGGACGCCACCAGAGGAGCCGCGAAGCCTAAAGTCACCCTAAAACCAGCAGGAAACAATTTCAACACCCCAAACATTATCTAACTCATGACTAACAACATCGACAAACAATCCTTCGGCCAGAGCGGAGCGACTGTAGTTACAAACACTGCCGCTACTGCGGGAGATTTCTGTGCCATTCAGGTTCTGGAAGAAGCTAACTTCAGCGCAATTACTTGGCCTCAACTGACTGGAACTTTGACCGGATTTGCCATTCCTGCCGGAACGGTTATCTACGGTCAGATTACCTCTTTTACCTTAACCTCTGGTAAGGTTCTCGCATACCACCAAGTATAACGACACCATGTCTCGGTTCGGTCTCAGCTTAGGTCTAACTACGGGTAGTCCGCTATCCCCATTCGACCCCTTATCCCTCAACCCGATCCTTGCGTTTGAGGCGAGTAGGTCAATGCTGGCGGCTGGTGGTGGGGCAGCAGGGAACCTCGACCTCGTCGCCACTCTGGATAACCTCGTTAGTGGTGGAGTGGATGCGACTCAGACTACAGCGACTTATCAACCCCGCGCACACGTTCCAGTAGGAGGCGGTCATCTGTATCTCCCCTCTGCCAGTGGTAATTCGGCAAGCGTCACGTTCCCCTCTATTGCAGCCTCCGAAGATTTTGTGCTCGAAATGGATGTCTATCTGGAGTCTGCAACAAGCTTTCATCTTGTTTCTGGAGCGGCGTCTGAAAGTAGACTAGCCGTTCATAACGGGTATTTTTACTTTTCCCATAACGAATTTCAAGCGTTGTCCTCGTCTATAGCTACTGGAGCCTCTACCTTAACTGTTGAGCGAAGTGGCAGCACGATAACCCTTAAACAAGACGGCGTTACCAAAGCGACGAAATCTTCTGGTGTCTCGGATAATTCTTACGCATTTACGCACCTCTCATTCAACCAGCAATACACCACTTCAATCCTTGGCATAAACGGCCACATCAGGACAGCCACGCTCTCCGTTGCCGGAACTGAAGAGCTGAATATTGATTTTAGCAACGCCACACATGGCGCGTCATCCTTCGTTTGCTCCACGGGACAGACGGTTTCCATCAACAAATCCGGTCTCGATCCTGCAACCATTATTCGACGGCCTGTAGCCCGATTCGATGGCGTTGATAATTACATTAGTGGAACTTTTGGCGCAGATGTTAATACCGCTCATGCGTTCATTAAGTTTGCTGTAAATGGAGACACTTTCAATAACACGGCTCCAACAACCCTTGCTTTGTATCGCACACAACACTGGGAGACAAACGCTGCCATCCTATACTCCGGCAACGGCACTACAGGCACGAACGGTAGGACATTTATCGCCACTACTGTTATGTCTCAGTCAGGTAAATGGAACGACGATAACGGAACGATAGTCGCGGAAATCAGTATCTCTGACGGTGCTCATTTTTCAAAGATCGACAACGCTTCCCTCCAGACGGATAGCAGGGCGTATTCTCTAAACGCGAGCAAATTCCGCATTGGTGCGGGGTCAACAAGTGGTCACGCCCCGATTGACGTTGAGCAGATTTACCTTTTCGACCGAGTTCTCTCTGATACCGAATCAGCTAAAATGTATAACTACGTCAGTAAATAATGAACGAAGAAGAAACCCCCTTGACTGAACTTGAGCAAGACCAACTTAACACTGGCTTTTTCTTTTTCCTCGCCACACCGGAAGTTTACCCTACGCTGTCTGGCTACGTGGACAACTCGCGTGGTTTTCCTATTTCAGGTGAAAAAGCATCTACGCTTAGAGGTATCCCGCCAGCCGAAGAACTCATGACTACCACCGATGGAAGTGGACAGCTAATGCTTCAACTTTCTCACTGGAGAGTTACCTCTGATGACCTCGCCGTCCTTGAGCCATACATCGATCAAGGAGACGTATCCATCGTCACGGAGTTGGAATGGCTTTCTGTTAGACCT